ACCTACGCTTACATCACCAGTTACAGTAACTGAATCTACATAAGCGTCTTTAAACCTTACAGAGTTAGTTCCTAAGTCAACATCACTATCTGTTTGTGGTCCAAATACTCCGTCTGATACGAATACTTGCTCTGCATTTGCCGCATAAAAATGTATTTCATCAGCAGTTTCAAAATCTATTTTAGTTTGATCATCTTCACCAATCTTTAGGTCTGTTGCTAAGATTGATGTAATATTTGTTTGTGCCGCCGCTAATGACGCCGCTCCGTTAGTAGCTATACTAACGTCACCAGATATAACTACAGGGTTAAAGTTCGAACCATCACCAATAAGAGCCGCACCACTAGTATTAGTTGCCATAGTTAAGTCATCACCAGAAATTGTTAAATCACCAGTAACAGTTAAGTTACGACCTATTGTTACATCGTTACTTCCATCTTCAAACACCATCTTACTAGCTGGTATTGTGCAGAATACATCCTTTGTACCAGCGCTAAAGTCAACAGCGCTATCACTGTTAGAGCTAGATATAACTGTTGTTCTTGTTAAATCAGAGCTATCACCATCAAGAGTACCTAAACCAACTTCAAACTCTGCTTGATCTTGGTGTGCAATACAATAATAAACTGTATTAGAATTACCAATACCAGCCGCAAAGGTTTCAAAACCAGTTACAGCACCTGCAAGCGAAACAGCACCCGTACCTGTGGTAGTCGTGGTTTCTTTTACACGGTCATTAATGACTAATGCCATCTATATCTCCTATGCTAATCTTAGTATCGCGTTACTAGCATCTGCTGTAGGAAACTGTATAGTAAACGTTCCACTCGTAGATGTCTTGTCACCACCAAAATCTAAAACAGCAACTGCTTTATTAGAGTCAGAGCTATTGTAAATTAAAGCACCTCTAGCTGTGATAGTAGCAGATGTGAAAGATACATCAGCGAAATCACAAATAGCTGTAGTTCCAGAAGTTGTTGGAGTTACGCTAGTTAAAGTTCCCCCACCGGAAGTATAAGTTCCAGAGTTAGAAACTTCGTTAGTTGTGCTAAAAGCGGTTGTCGTTGCATCCAGAGAAGCAGAACTTGTGTACAACGCAATCTTAAAAGTATCACCGGTTGTCGCTGTAAAGTCGTGCGTACCTTGTAATAATTCTTGTTTGAAGCTTGTACATACAGCTTGAGTTATAGCCATGTTTTATCCTCCTATGGGTTTCTTGATTGCAGAGGAGTTCTTAACGCCCCCTGCATGTATTCATCTCTTCGGTGTCTTCCTTGTTGCTCTATGACCAACTCTTGAAGAGCCCGTTGATATGATTGTTCATATGTTTGTAGCATATCTGGAGGTCCTTTTAAAAACTTAAAAGCCTCTGCAAGACTTGCGTATAGTAATGCCGCCGGAGCATTATTACCTAACCACGAGGTAGTGTTCGAACTAGACAGTCTTGTTGGTAATCTAGTAATACCTAACTCAACGTTATAAGCTAGATCGGGTGTAGGCGCAACATAAATTGTGTTGTGATCCCACCATGCCCAATACCTCGGTTTTCCTGTAGCCGTTCTATCCGGCCAATATTCATTCATATAACTTATGTCTCTCTGCTCTAGATACTCTCTTGTTGGCGTGCCAGTTGGTGCAAATATTTGCATGTATCTAACGGTGCCAAGAGATGTAGGTGTAGGTGAACTACCACCCGGTAGAGATAAGAAAGGGTTGCTTGCTGTGAGATTTGCTGTTTGATGTGATTTAAATACATCAATATCAACATCTCTAAATATTCTGTTTTCAGCAAACTCAATAAAATCATTTACTATTGTGTCAGATAATACAGAGCTATCTACTTCTGTATACGCTCTAATCTGTGTAACTAGTTCTGAATAACTTACTGTCATGATATACTCACTGTTACTGAACCAACATACGATGCAAAGACTGTAGGTTTTCTATCAACAGGATTCATTGATCCTGTATTTTCTGTAAAGCCTTTACCACCAAGAAACACTGTCATTGGTTCGTTTCTTTTTGGTCTAGCATCATCTAATGATTGTGCATCACTTGCATGTCTTTGTCTTTCAAGCTGTGGATGTTTTGCTTCAAACTCAGACTTGTGTACAAGAGATCCGTTCCATTCTTTTAACATTTCTCTGTACGGAAAAGCCATACCACTTCTATCAGATATTGCTTGTGCGTATTTACCAGAAGCTTTAGCCATTAAATATAACCTCTCTCTGGTGTAATAAAGAAACTAGAACGTGGTCTATCTTCTTCAGATGCACGTTGCCATTCTTCTTCATACAACTGTTTTAGTAATGCAGTTCTCTCTGGTGCTTTTTTAATTGACACATAGTATGCTAAACCAGAAGTTAAGCATGGTATAAATCTAGTTGGCACTTCTAGTTGATCATTGTAATCACCAGCATCTTGTATCTTCGTTAGACCATAATACTTAAATGTATCTGCCGCATCTGGTGTAGGATATAAAAACAATGTAGGAGCAGAAGTATCTCTTTGCAAAAAGTATTGCACAGGTGTTCCTGTTTGAGACTTCTGTGATATGTTTAAATATTCCGCTCTGCTAATTCTATCTATTTCAATATCTGTATTAGCATCAGACGCTTCTGTAATTACAGCCTCTAGCACATCAACTAAATCTGTATCTAATGTATAACTTGTTGTACTAGCTGTTAGTGTTTGTGTTCTAAGTTCAACCGTCCACAGATTAATACCTCTGTTAGCCCATTCAGCCAACATAATATTAAGTGAACGTCTGGCACTTTTTATATCGTAACCAGACCTAGAATATAAACCACATCTTTCAAACGCCTCTTCAATTACTTGATCGACGTCTAAATTAAAGCTATTTGTACCTGACGTTGCCATTTTTCACCCTTTTCTTTTTCTTCTTTTTCTTCGAAGAACGTTTAACTTTAAATCCAGCCTTCGATATTTGTTGAGGGATGGATGATCTAGATATCATTAATAGTTTTTGAGAAACTCTGCAATACAAGTATATGTGTTGCCAGAGTCAGCCGCCGCCGCTACTACAAAGTTCACATCATTTTGATTTGAGTTAGAACTAGTATTAGCTGGTATGCCACCAAATTCTCTAAAATCCCAATATCCAGAATCAATTAAAGTTATGATAGGGATGTCGCCGTCAGAGTCTTCGTAGTCTAATCTTGCGAATGCATCTCCTCCATCACCATTAGCGCATGACCACCATACTCTTTGTAATGATAAAGTTGATACTGCGGTGCCTTGGTTGTTTGCATCTAGTGCTGAAACATCACCAAAAACTGTTGTGCCGCCTGTTCCGTCTGACTCAACTACTATTTTTATAGTAACTCTTTTTTCGTTTTGTTGTAGGATTGTAGGTCCTGTAACTGTATCTGCCATTTGTTTCCCTCCTTAATCAAGAAACTGTGGGGCCGTAGCCCCACTAATTATTAAAATACTGAGTATTCTAACTCCACTGTAAATCTTCCAGCAGTTATATCAGCGTTTACCGCAGTTGTAGCAAAAGCATATAAGTTTTTGCTAGCAATCGCCGCTGTAACGTTTGGAACGAATATGTGGTAGTTACCAGCAGTATCGTTAAAGTTCACGTCAATTTCTGTGATTGATTGTGTAGCACTTAACTGTTCGTTAAAAGATGTTACACCAGCACCAACGATTTCAGTTCCAGAAGAAACTGCCGTGTTAGTTGCTGTACCAGAAGTTGCACTTAATGATAAACCACCAACAAGAGTTTCTCCTGCCGCAGTTGTAATACCAATTAATGCTCTGTGAATAAAAAATTTAGTAGGTGTTACTAGTCCGTCTGGTGCGTCTGTATTTAATGCACCAAGCTCTACAAGTACGTCACCGTCTCCATATGCAGTTGATGCCGCGTTTGTGCTTGCTAGCGTACCTGCAAATGATTGTATTTTTCTAGTTCCCATAGAAACTAGTTGGCCAGTAGAGTTTACAGAAAAACCTGTTTCTGTAACAACACCAGTTGCCGCGGCTTTATTAATTACGTTAAAGCCACCCTCTGATCTTACCGGACCACTAAAAGTTGAATTAGCCATTCTTACCTCGTAGTTTTCATCATACCGTCTCTACGAGCGTCTGCTAGGGCAGTCGGCATGATAAGTTTATCCTAGTCGTTGTGGGGGGCATGCCCCCCACGTTAATTAGTTTTATGCTCCCGGAGATCCGAAAATACCTCTGAAGTCAGAGAAACCAAAAGAGTATCTCTCTCTTGCTTTGTATTTTACGTTTCCAGTTTCAAAGTCACCTTCCATCTTAGTAGTGATAGGTGCTCTTTGGAACATCTTCATGCCATTTGGTGCATCAGTCATAATGAAGAATGCATCAGTGTCAGTTAAGAAGTTATTCACTACATAACCTTCTGGTAACATACCCATGCTACCAATAGCATTAATGTCGTTGTCAGATGTTGCTGTTCTTAGATTTGATTTCATCAATCTTTCAGCTACGAACTGTAGTTGTACCGGTATAATTAGTTTTCTTCCGTTAAGAGCGATCTTTAATCCTCTATCGTCAGTTAACAATGAAATATCGATCAACGCTTGTTCTAGTGAAGTTTCATTCAAATCAGAAGCAGTTGACAACTCATTTCTAATGTTCCCACCAGTTGACGGGTGAGCATCAGAACATAGTTCTACTCCATCACCGCCTGTAAAAGATGAATCAAACGCATTGTTTAATACGTTAGCCGCTTTTACTTGTTTGGTGTTACTCATTGAACGAGCAAGTGCTTTTGTGTAACGAGAGCTGATTCTGTCGTAAAGGTTGTCCTCTACAGCTTCTTCAGTAATCGCGAAAGCAAGTGCTATAGTTTCGTGTGTGTAACGAGCAGTGAAAGACTCAGTAGCATCGTCAAAGTTAACTGACGTACCTTCTGGTTTTACCTGCGCGGAACCGAAACCGGATAACATTACTTCTTCTTCAAAAGCTCTGTCCGAAGTTTCTATATCATAGATAGCTTCGTGTTGATTTTCGTATCTGGCATATTCCAAACCGAACAAGGCGTTTAAGCCGGGTTCTAGTTCCTTTACCAGTTGATTTCTTGATATTGGCATATTAGACTCCTATTAGCTTAATGCTGTTGTTAGTAAGTAAGAATGCTCGCCAGTGTTTGGAATTACATAAACGTTAACGTTTGCTGAACTCGTATCACTATTGTCGGGATCCTTGGAAATACCTATTTGTTTAAATTGTCCAGATGTACCTGCTGTAGAAGTATCTAACTCTTGAGTTGATCTACCAGTAGCAGAACTTCCTGCTTGACCTACAAAATCAAAAGCCGCAAAATTCATTGCCGCTGTGCCTGTACCATCATGCTGGACTTCGAAGACGATTCTTGGATCGTCGTAAACAAGAGCAACAATATCAGAAGCATTTGTGCTTGCTGGATATTTGTTACTGAATGTTGGTTTACTAGTAGTTGGATCTGTGAAAAAACAGCCACTAA